TTCGTGGTTGGAAACTTGTGCATACGTCTGCACTGCCGACGCCACAACTTTTACAGATTCACTGCCCAACATTTCCTTGATGACGCTCACCAGGTCGAATACCATCGAGCCACTGGTAGGCCATGGGTATGGGCGTAAAAAAACCCATACGGTTAATTGCCGCATGGGTTTGATCTTTCAAGCATGTCTGCAGCCGTTGGTCAGCTGACTAAGTTGTCAGCTAATTTTAGGAGACAAGTAATCAATAGTACTACCGCTCGCTACTTGCCGGCACTGCGAGTACAGGGTCAAAAAATATGCTCTATCTTTGACCCCGTTGGTTTCAAAGCCTGCAATTTTGATCATCAGGTCATAAGCAACCCGCGCAGATGACTCTGACTCAATACGAACTGGACCTGAAATAGAAGTTTGCTCTGCCATTACACTCTCCGCGTATTAAACGTTAGTCGCTCCTAGACGACGGTAAAGTCTAACTCATAAAGCGCTAGCGGAAGAACATTTTCATCTGACGTAAAAAAACCCCACGAGGCTTGCCGCCTGGCGAGGTTGATCTGGTCTTGCGTCTCAGAGTCGGCTTATTAATATTGCCTTGGATACAGTTACTCCGAGAATGACCGAAATATACAGCGCTTGTCACAGGGGCGTCAAGCGATAACTAATTATTGCCAACAACCCCCTGCGAAGTGAAACTCGGCGCCAACCTCTTGAATGCGATCTCTTCCATGTCCCGCAGGTGATCCTGAATCTTCTTCGACGCACGCTGGTATGTCATGCGACTGCCGCCAAAAGACGTGGCAAGATCGCGCACCGTAATGTCCAGCTGCTTATGGTTGGCGAATAAACGCCCAAGCATGCAGTCGATCGCCATCGCGTTCAACGCGGGGAACATTGGCCGGAACCAATCCGCCAAACCCTTGATGGCCGCGATGCGCTCAGCCGAGAACGCAAAGCGACGCTTGCCATCCACGTCCTCGAAATCGGTCTCGCCATACTTCGCCTGCAGCACCCACATCTCAGTCGCCGGCAACCGGTGCTTTACCGCCTGCAGCACCAAGGCGCACTGGGCGCGCACCTCGTTGCCGTCCAGTCCGCCGAAGTTAATTGTTCCCGACGCCGTGCCGCGCAGCTGCTCCAGCCAGCTGCGCTGCCGGCCGCTCAACACCACCGACTCCATGGCCCGGATCAATGCAGCCCGCAATGGCGCATCCTGCTTGGCCTCCTGCGCCATGATCAGGAACGACACATGCACCGCCTGCCCCACGTTTTCGAATACTGCCTCGTCCTTAACTTCCATCGCCTTGCCCCTTTTCGTTGTCCAATGCCTGCTGATCCAATGCTGCCTGCCATGCCATTTCACCCTGCCGCCCCACGTACGCTCCAAGCGTCCTGTCCGGCAGCACGCCTCGATACACCGGCGTGCCCACCTCATGCCCATTCTCGATAGCGTGGAAGCCCTGCCCACCGCGCATGCCCCGCCGTATCGCCGCGTCCACCACCTCCGCACCAAATCCCTCGCGGAACGCATCGATGATCGCCGCCACCTGGGGCATTTGCTCCCGCATGCTCACCCTCTTGTTCATCGTCCTGTCCTCCACTTTCTTGCTTCGATGAAAACTGGCCGTATTCTGCTAACCCTTCATACCCATCACATACCCATCACATCGCTAACCCGCATGGATACTGACTTGTGATGGGTATGAGTACTGTTATTACTTCTTTCTACTTTCTGACAAAAAAAATACAGCGAACCATCGACATTCAAACGGCCTTGCCCATCAATGCGCGCATGTGTGCGTGCGCGAGAACCCGTAATACCCTTCATACCCATCACATTCCAGCATCCATGCGGGTTTGTGATGTGATGGCTTTGTGCGATGTGATGGCTTAACCCTCAACATCGGCCGCATCAACGCCGCTGCGACTCCGGTATGCCCTCAAACTTTTCTCGAACAGGCCCGATGCATCTGCCGCCCACTCTGCAAGCGTCTTGCCCTCTGGCTTCTTCCCGGCTAAAAACACGTTGCGTTGCTTGACCACCGATCCCAGCTCATACTTGATCAGGTGCTTTTCCAGCGCCTCGCCGGCGTACCGCAGCACGGTGGGCGAGAAGATGGTCTGCGAGATGTACTTTGATTCACCGCTCTTGTCGCACCAGACCTTGTAGGCGTCGTATAGCTGGGTAGCGCCGCACGTGATGAAGGGCAGCGGCAGGAAACCCCGGCTCCAGTCGCGGTAGAAGCGCTCGGCCGGCGTCAGGCTTTTCTCGATCAGGTCGTCCTTGGCGTCGGTGTAGATCGGCTTGGTGTGCTCGTCAAAGTCGCCCATATCCAGCTCGTGCATGAGATAGTGGTAGTACGCCTCGATGCCGCCATTGGCGATCTCTTCGGCCACCTGGACATAGAACTCGCGCGACAATGCCGGCGGCGTCCAGATCACCAGGTAGCGCCGGTCTGTCTTGTCCAGGGCCAGCGGCTGCAGCTCATTCGACAGGAACACGAAGTTCATGTGGTTGGCCTCGCCATGCTCCGGCAAGCCCTTCGGGTTGATGATGATCATGTCGCCCGACACCAGGTACTTGAGCTTGCCCTTCATGTGCTTGAGTTCCGAGCGCGTCACCACCTCGTCGGCCACCATGAAGAGCTTCATCGAGGCCCAGTCGTTAAACTGACTCTCCAGCTGCGCGTTGCCGATCACATAGCCGTACTCGCCATAGATTTTCTTGATGACTTTCTCGAAGAAGAAGTTCTTCCCGCTGCCCTCGTCGCCGTGCATGATGATCGACGTCTCCATCTTGGCGCCGCGATTGCGCAGCGGGTAGGCCAGCCAGCGCTCGACCCACTCCACCAGGGCGTCATTCCCGTCGCACAGGTGCGCGATCAGGGTCTGGATGCGCAGGCAGCTGCCGCGTCGTGGCTGCATGGCCCAGCCGTTGAACAGGTTCACGGTGGCCGTGGCGCCGCTCGATGCCGGCGACGGTATGTCCTGCGGATCGAAGACGATGTTTTTCTTTAATACCCAGCGCCTGGCATCGCCGCCCCAAAACTTCATGACGTCGTTGTTGGCCACGATGGTCCGCATGCTGGAGATCTTCATCAGCATCCGCTGCGACACGTCCCACACCAGGTCCTCGCCATACACCAGCACGAAGTTCTTCAGCACGTACTCGACCTGATTCCAGTGGTCGACGCCGTACACTTTTTTCGGTTTGTCCTTCGCCTGCTTGCCGTCACCCCCCGCCCCCGGCGCGGAAGCGGAGCCGCCCTCGTCAGGAGGCTCAGGCAGCGATCCACCGGCGTATCCCGCTTCCAACGTGGCGGCAAGACGCGCCTCGCTGTCGTCCGCCTCTGCGTCGACAGCGCTCCTGCGGGCTGGCTGCTCCGCACCAGGGGGAGGGGGGGATTCGTCCGTCACGCCTTCCAGGAACAACACTCCGAGATCAAGCACTGGCGCGATCAAGCCGGCGTCGGGAAAACCAGAATCTGGCTGCTGCGCAGCAGGGGGAACTGGGGAGACGCCGCCGGCTACCGGAGCAGCTGTAGGCGGAACCATTGAACTGGCAGCTGGCGCGGCGAGAGGAACAGGAACGGCAGATTTAGGCTGCTGCGCAGCAAGGATGGCAACCCCGATCAGCGCCGCTACCGCCTCAAGCCCCTCCTCGATCTGAAGGTCGTTGAAATCGCTAAGCTTGCGCCCTGCCCTATCGGCAAACGCCGGCATGACCATCGACGTGCGCTGCATCTTGCGGCACAGCGCCGAGCAGCTGGCCACGCCGGCGTTCTTGAACGTATAGCGCTGTTGCCGGCGGCCAGTGCGCACGTCCGCCTCGATGTACGGCACGCCGGCCGCGTCCGTGCGCCACCAGGCAGTCACGTCGACGTCGACGCCATCATCAGCCAGGACCACATGCGAGACGCCGTCGATCGGCACGGCGGCCAGGACCTGATAGTCCTCGCGCAAGCGCTCGATGAAACGCTCGACCACCTGGTCATCATCATCCACAAGAAAAAGCAAATGCGCCTGCGGGAACGCCTCGCGCAAAGCGGTAGCCACGGACGCCAAAGAACCGGCGTCAAAAGCCACGGCCACAGGCAGGTCGGCGCCGGCCAGCGCTGCGGCCGCACGCGCACTCGCACATGTGGCGTAGCCCTCGCCAATGGCGATGACAGTTGCGTCAAGCGGCTGTCCAAGCATGTGGTACGCACCAGGCTTGTCCATGCCGGCGTTGTAGCGCTTCTCGCCCGCTTGATCGATTTTCTGCAGACCAACCAGCTGGCCGGCACGCTGCAGCGGGATCAGCAATGATCCTGCGCGGTCGACGCGTACGCCCTCGCCCGCGATCTGCTTGCGGTCCAGGTAAGGGTGTTGCACAGCGATGCCAGCGGCTTTTGTCCACTGATCGCGCGCACGGTTGGCGGCCAGCTGCGCTTCGCGCTGCTTTTTCTCGGCCTCGCGCTGCTCGTTCTCGCGCAGCTTGGATGCAAACTCCGTGCGCTCGTCTTCCGTCATCGCCTCGGCGTCGACGGTGACAGGTACGGTATTCCGGTTGTCGCCCTGGTGGAAACCGAAAGCGCCAGTGACGACCCTGCGGCCGGACTTGAGAACCAGTTCGCGCAGGATGTACCAGCCCTTTTTCTTCGGGCCGAAACGATGAAACTTGCCATCTAATACGGGATGATTCGTTGGAAGCGGCGGCATATCGCAGTCCGCCATTTGAGCAATTACCTGGGCAACATTACTCACCGACAATCGCTCCCATCACCCCAGGCATAGCCAGGCCGTGAGGCACGCGCTGGTCGCCCATGCGGGAGGGAATCGATGCGTAATCAAACGAGCCAGGCCGGGCCAGCGGCGCGCGCACCATATTGAAGGTCGACAACGGGCGCTTTTCAGGAACATAACGGCTGCCAGCAACCTGCCCTGCCGTCGAAGTCGCGGCGCCGACTGCAGGGCCGGCATAGTCGCGGCCGCGCTGCGTGACGGCGTACTGGCCGGTCTCAATGCGTACCACATGGCAACGCGTCAGCGAGTTGACGATGTCGCGCTCGAACGAGGTGATGGTGCCGCTCCAGCCGATGGCGCGCATCCAGTCGTTCAAATCGGCGCGGCCGCCCAACTGGAGCAGTTTGCGCACAGCGATATCGGGGCGCGTGCCGGCGCGTGGGACACGATAGACGCTCATGCCGCACCGTCCTGGCCAGCATTAAGCAGACAATACACGCGAATGGTCAACGCCATTAGCTCGGACAATCCACGCTGCAGGCCGTCGCTATCAGCATCAAGGCAGGCCCGCTCACGTGGATCGATCACTTCGTCTGCCGTCGCCTCTTCAAAGTGAGAAGCGAAGACGCCCAGGCGGACATAAATGTCGCGGAACTTTTTAGCCAGCGCCTCGTTGCCGTCGCAAATGTCTTCCGGTAGTTTTACGAAGGCGCCACCGCTCGATGCGGCCACAGCCTCAGCGAACAGCGTAGTGCCGGAGAAAGCCTGCAGCTGCAAGGCAGTGTCCACAGTGACGCCCTGCCCTTTGCGTTCGTAGACGCGGTTTTCCAGTCCGTTACGGCTCATGCCCAGGGCAGCCGCAATT